TATAGCTAAAATCTTGTATGTTGCTTTTATCAATCAAAAAATCCTCTAGCACCATATTTTCCATATCTTTCAAAAACAGAAAGCCAAAATCGTCATAAAGTACAAAGTTTTTGCCTGTAGCAATTAGCGTGTCATCAAGTACACTTTCTAACATATCAAAAAGCGTTTTGTTATCAAATATTTGTGTTTGCACTGAAAAACCAGTGTTTTCGACACCACTTCCTAGTTTTAATGAAAAATTTTTACTTATTAATTGCAGCAATTCTGTAGCAGTACCGCCGAATATCATAGTATCTTTATTTTTTAAATACCTTAGCTGGTCATAAGCGACTATGTTAATCATACCGTCACCTACTCTTGATTTTTGGAAAACATACCCATAAAAATAAGGCGTGCCATTGACTTGAAAACTTATCGCATCGCCTTCGTGAAAGTCTAATTTGTCATCTTTTAACACTTTACATTGCAATTTTCCCGCTGTACTTCTTCTACTAAATTCTACTGTTACGCTCTCGCAAGCAATAGGTAACATAACATTGCCTTTGTGTTCAATAAGCAGTTCACGAGCATTCCTCGTTAACTTCCTAATGCCTTTTAATTCATCATTTGCTTTTACAACAGGTTTGTTATCCTCACCATACACAATTTGTATCGATGTAATTTGTTTATTTTCACTTTCTGAACCATTTTCAGAACCACCAGAACCACTACCTGTATAACCTTCCCCTTGATATCTCAAAAGTGCACAAACTTTAGTAGAGTATGTATTTTTACCCACTTTACCAACACCATCACGGGGATTAGCGGCGTGAGTGATGCCGCCATATTGATTGACTATCATAACGTGAGTAATTTTATTTGCTCTTGATGTGGAATTATCTGTACAACAAAAAATGATGTCACCCGCTTGATATTTTTCAGTAATGTTAGAAGGGGAGGGCAGATTTTTACCAATTTTAGCATAACTATCCGGATAAACCAATTCAAAACCTTTTGCATAACATTCATTACTACTAATATCTACTTTACCACCTGTATCTTTGTGTACCAGCTTCACCCCTGCAGCATCAAACGCCCTATATATCAAACTAGAACAATCAAAACTATTTTCGCCGTATCTGTTTGATTGGCTGTAACTCTTACCGATTTGCCTATCCACATAAGCAAGCACTTCATCAATAATACTCATACCCTCACCTCCTTATTTTTTGAACTGTTTTTGTTGTGTTTTACAGTCCTCTGCCCATTGCTTTACAAATGCAACAATCATTGCTTTTTCTTGTCTGGGCAAATTTACAAATGTAGAGGGCAACATATGAAACTCTCTAAAACATAAATATGCAATAGTCGTTTCTGCGTCGCCCTCTTTCATTAGTTTTTTGCCTCGTCCACCATATCATCAAGTGTTTTACCATAGCCGTTAAACTCTTGTATAAAAAGCACAAATGACCAATATTCTCCACTTGTAAGCATTTTTTTGAGCAAATCCTCTGCCCCTAAGGCATTATAATGGTCTTGCAATTGTGCATTTTGCAAATCTGGATATACTATACTTTCTACTGCCATTTTTGCATTAAACAAATTTTCGTCAAGTTCTTTTTCCATAGCACCATTTTTGCCTTTTTTCTTTATGGTGCAACTTTTTCTAATAGCTTCTTCTTTTTCTTCTGATATTGTTCTAATTTCCCATTCCACAGGCTTGCCATTTTCTACAAATCTATCACTCACTACTACCTTTTTGTTTTCTTTTTCAATAGGATTTAAAAATGCACTTAAATTCATATGTATTACTCCTTTCAAATTAAATAAATTCAAAGCTATAAAGTAACCTATAAAACAATCTAATATTGCAAAAATATGCTCTTTCATAGTTACATACCTTCTAATTCGTCAAATTCTTCTGGCATATCCCAGCTTTCAAAAGTGAAATCAATTTCTTCTTCTAAATAATTGTTGTTGTTGGCGTCCACTTTTGCTACAACAGTTTTGTTTAAATTACAGCCTTTTAATATTGTGGTTTGTCTGCCTGCGGCACTGGTAGGGTCATCATTTGTCACTATCATATCAAAATACATATCTTTCCCTGTATCGGCAAAGTGTTTCATAGCTTTTCTGAATATTGAAGTATTGTAATGAAATGTAGCCGTACCGGTACCTTTTGCACCTACTGTTTTGTTTCCCTTCATTCTTTGCCCCAATATAGGCACTTCTACTTTTATTTTTTCAACGGTTGCTTCTACTTTTACAGCGGACATAAAATTGATACGTCTACCATCAATCAAAACATAACATTCTCCGCTACTACCTGCTATACTATCTCTTGCACGCATTGTATGAAAAGCCATATTTATTCTCCTTTCTATTAAAACCTTAGGGACTTTGTCCCTAAAACCCTACAAGCTTTTTGAAAAAAGCTTGACAAAAACTTTTTGAGAAAAACTAGCGTTTTTCTATATTTTTTTTAGCGAAACGTATGTTTCGCTTTGAAAGTTCTTTGCTTCTTTCTTTCAAGAAAGAAGTGGGTTGTTAAGGGCAACGCCCTTAAGGTATTATTCATTATCTTACTATTACTGTCATATACAATTTTTCCATAGACTGTACTGGTGTGACATATGTTGTTACTTTAACGCTCTCTTTACTTTCTCCTTGTTCTACTACAATATCCTCTGCATTAAAATCAGTAATTGCTTCTATTCTTTGTAGCTTGTTGTAAAAATCTACAATATCATTCCAAAAAGCAATACGTCCTGCATAGTTATTTTGCACTTTTCCCAGATATTTACTATTGAATATACTAGCGATATCATTGCCTATCTGGTCAAGCACTCTAACCACTTGATTACTTTGGAAATATTGGTTTTTCTCTTTTGTGAGCGTCACAAGGCTGTTAATGTCTTTTAATATACACACATTGTCACCAACTTTATGAAATATCAATTTACCATTTTCTACAGCCTGCTCTAATTGTGTTTGTGTATAATCTGTATCAATGTCATATTCTCCATTATAAATTTTATTTGTTAGACTACTTTGCACGGCACAACCAGCCACTGCCCCTGTGAGCCAATACACAAGCGAAAACTCCCCGAAAAGTTGTTCATTTACATTTATCAATTTATTTTCTAGCGAAATAATGCCCTCATAATCAGCATTTTCTGCCCTGTATACTACTGTCTGAAATTTCACGCCGTTTTCTTCTCTCATTCTCTTTGTAAATTCCACAAATTGATTGACGATTTCCTTTTTATCCGTGTTGCAACCAAGTGCTTGAAAGGCGTATTTTTCTATTTTTTCTAAAAACTTTTGATAATTTTGGGGCGTTCTACCTTCCCCATCTGTACCACCTGTTAGTGGTATCCCTGCAGTAGCTTCTAACGTTACCTCTTTTTGAAATGTCACAAAATCATTGTTTTTCAATTCTTCCGCAGTCAAAACCGTCTGTCTATCTTGCTCTACATTATCCAAAAGCGTCCTAACAATAAAGCCGTTTTCTACATCGACATCATTTTCTATTATTATTGTAATATTATTTCCTCTTACACCGCCACACACCGCTGTTGCATAGGCATTTTGGGCTTTTTGGGCATTGCTATTGAGCCTATAGCC